ACCATAAGGTCTATTAATGCCGTTAGACATAATTTCCTCATATATTGTTAATTATTAAAAAACGTAAATATTTTAAATTTAAAAAAAGATAAGCTAATTCAAGCTTTTAAAGACCTTTTAACGTCTAGTTATGACGATAAACTTTGATTCTAGATAAGTTTCAAAACTAGCCTTTTTGTGTCTTGCGATGACAGAGGTAGCTTTTTTATAAAAGATTTAGCTACAAACTACGACCTTTTTAAGTCTAGTCATGACTTTTTTTCTATCTAATTATATTATAGCAAAAAGACTACTGCTTTTGCAAATCCTACTACTATTAAGCTTTTTTAAGTTTTTTATGAGAATCTGCGTACTTATCTAATAAGTTTTTGATCATTCTTTGATATGGTACATGATGGTTTAATGCTTGAGATTTAAAAAAATCTACGCTATCTTTGCTTAAAACAAGAGTTACTTTAACAGATTCTTTTTTTAGTACCAATTCTTTTGGGGATGGTAGGAAATCGTTAATTATTTCTACTTTACCGATTTCACCTTTTGTATACTTGATTTTCTTTGTCATAAATTTTCCTTCCTTTTCTCCAGTAACCGGCTCCAAGAATTCTTATAGAGTAGCCTCTTATGGTAAAACGTACGGTTAGGATATGTTGTTCTACCTTACCTAAACAAAAAAATCTATCTTCGTTGTTACTATGCTCAATATCTTTCAGTATTATTCTGTTTAAGTCATAAAAGACCTCTTGGGCTTTATAAAAGCTGACTTGATGCTTTTCAATATTTATTCTATTTTTTTCTTCGTCCCATTCAAAAGTAAATTTTACTTTATGCATCCATTGTATCATATAATATTATCTACAGCCATATAAATATATGGCTCATTATATTTATCACAGATTTCAGTATGATTCAAACAAACTGATAGATTGGATTAAATTTCATAAGCGTATTTACCAATAGGGATTTAGAAAGAAAGACCGGGTGTTAAGAACGGGACTACTTGGGACATTGAGATTAAAATCCGTTAATATCTTCAAGCCCTTGAGCTAAAATATATTCAAGTTCTTCTTGTTCTACTTTACTAACTATTTTTTTCCATTTTACTAAATCAATACTGAACACTCCGCTTTGATTGGTTCGCAATTGTTTTTTTATAATTGGATGTCCAAGTGCTAATCTAACCAATCTGATTAACAAAAATCTTTCCTTCTTTAACAATAAATTTTCTAACTTGTTTTTAACTTCTTCTTCGGAAGCAACACCTAAAATAAAATCTTCAATAAAACCCTTAGTAAACTTTAATATTATTTTGTACTTCCTTTCAATGTCTAAGGAGATTTTCACTTCTGCGTAACCCTCTGAGTGTAAAAATATTTCTTCTATTTGATATTCATACATAACATATTATCTCGATTAAATTCTTTAAAAATTAACTGCCAAATACCACCACAGATACGCCGTCGAGTACAGGAAGTAAATTGCCCAGCGTATCGGTTGCAAAAATGATAACCTCAGTAGCTGACCTAGACCTAAAGAACACCTGAAACGGCGCTATTACTTCCGTTCCTCGGCTAAGCGCCGTTAATACAGCATAATTACCATCAGGAAAAGGAGTAGCAAACGTTATAACATACGAACCATTTGCTCCGCTAACCGAGGCTATATTAAAGCTACTCTCTATCTGGATATTATTAGTCGGGGCATTATTATCGTAAAAGAAACAATAAGCTTTAGCAGTAGCAGGATTTATAATCTTCCCCGGTATGCTCATATTACCGACATTGTCAATTTGAGTACTGTTTAAATTGATTACCCCATCATCTACAGTAGCCAGGTTAATATCCTGATCGCCGCTTGCGGTAGTAATGGTATTTACCGAGATTAAGAGATTACCTACATTAATACTGGATAATCCTACTAGAGAATCGGCTAAATTAATAATTACGTCGTTTGTTTCCCCATCACCGCTTTGCACATTTATATTAGAGCCCCCGCCTATCTTTCGAGTTACAAAACTTAATGGAGTATTACCGGTTATTACTAAAAACCCATTCTGTACCTGAGTAGTTAGATTATTTAAATTATTCAACGAATCGGCAATTTTAAAAATAATGTTACCGGTCGGAGGAGTAACAGTTGAATTTGTAATCTGTAAGCTGTTATTCAGACTTTCCGTAGAAAAGCTTACTATACCGCTGCTACCGCCACCAAAAGGTATTACCTGCCATACTCCCGTGCTGGTTAGATTCTCAGTTAAATATATCTGTATTACTTCCCCTGGAATAATTACGTTAGTTAACGGCGTTCCATCGTTATATAAGAGGGTAAAGTCTTTTTGCCCGACATTATTAAACAACAAGCTAGTACCGGTTTCTACAGTATTGGCAGGCGGCAAAGTAATTGTATATGCATTATTTTCAGAAATCACATCATTAATATCGCTGGCGATTTCCCCTTCGGTGCGGGGATAAGGCCAGGATAGTTTAATGTCGCTATTTAGTATGATTTTAGAATAAGACATAATATTCTACATTGCCCTATCTGAAAACGGCATGACTGGATTATAGATGTCCGTTTGTACTTTCTGCAAAGTATCACGCATTACTCTTATAGCTTTATTTTCGTAATATTCCTGCTCCTTAATCCCATAACGCTCGTCTCTTGCAAGAACGATAGTATCACCGGTAGTAATACAATCATTTTCCGATCTTAAGTCTCCTCTATAAGTACGTTTGTTTTTAAGCCTATCAGGAGATACGATATACCACTTCTTTGCGAGTAACCTGTTAATACGTTCAGGGCTATTAAAGGCAAAGTAATATTCTTCGCCCGGTTGCATTATTTCATCGATTAAAGCCTTGAAAGGACAGGTTGAATCAGTGAACATCAAATCAAAATCATTGTTTTCAAGATCATGTTCCCTGATATCTCTATCTACGGACTTAAACTCATTATTTTTGTCTTGTTTATATTTAATTGCCATTTTTTGACCTCATTTCCTTATTATGTTTATCTAGAAGCTCACGATATCTCTCATAAGACATACCGAAAGCAAGCGCCGCCTTTTTCTCTCTATCGCTTAATTCCCTTGTTTTTGGATCAGGGACCCCTTCCATAGGAGCGCGGCTGCGAACCGCTCCAAAATGTTTAGCGGGCATATTTGCAGGGGAAGTATCCTGCGCTTTTAAATTATCGATATACTCATCTATCATGCTGTAATAACTACCAGAACCTATTAGATGTGCCTTATTGGTAGTCTGGTATTTTCTATCTAGTTTTGTAATAAAAGATAATACCTGACCCGCCAGCTTTTCATCATACTCGGGAGTATTTCTATCTACTTCAGGATTACTTTCAAGCCAGCTATATAATCTATCCTCATATTCTCTAGCCCTAAGTTGACTTAACTGTTCTTCGGAATATTCTTTTGGAGGGAAATCGGTTATTTTAGAGGCTTCGTTCAAAGCATGCGTTGCCTTTGAAATATCCGCTGTAGCTCTGCTAACCCCGGCAGCATCCCCGCTTTCTAGTGCTAACTGCAACCTTGCCTGTGCCATTTCAAGTTCACTGGCGACATTGTTCTTATAATGAGTAGAACCGGTATTTATTGCTGTAGCAAGTATTTGTTCCATTTGTAGTTTTTCTTGCTGTAACTGTTCCAAGCGTTCGGCCATGACCGCTTTTTCTGCTCTCTCCTTTCTTAATTTAGCCCAATATTTATTATCTTTTTCAGGCACGGATGTTTTAGCAGCTTTTTCTTCTTTTTCTAAAACATCTGCGGAAATATCACTTTTACCATCCTCGCCCTCTAAGCCCTGCGACCCTTGTTCCAAGTCTTTAGTTTTTACTTCTGCCTCGCTGGCTTCTTCCTTTGAATCTTTATTTTCGGATACTTCTTTTAAAGGTGGAATAGCAGCGTTTAAGTCGCTTGTATTTTCAATATCTATTTTAAACATATTCTTACCTTGATACTTTTGATGGATTATCGACTAGTAGTTTGATTTTAAAATCTTCTACCATAATTATCGGCTCACCCTCATATTTTGACTGCAGAGATGAACCACGGGGGAATATGACCCAGTCTCCTTCTTTTACATAAGGGCCGCTTGGAAACTGATCGCCCTTATAACTATCAGGGCCAAGTTTCAATACCATGCCGACCATTGAGTTATATTCCAGGTCGTCTTTTACCGCCGTTTGCGGAATGATAACTCCTCCTCTTGTAACCTCTTCAACAGGTGGTTTATAAATAAGAATTAATACATTAATTCCGGTAACCGATACTTCCTTGAATCTCTCTATCATTGCTTCCTTATTAAAGCTTTGGAGATCAATTCCTTTGGTTTTAAAATCTTCCGGTTTGTAATTGGTTATTTCACAGTTATTCATTGTTATTTACCTCTATTATGTGTCTGTTAAACAGTTCAAGTGCTATATCAAGACCGGCAATTACTCCGACATGATACTTGTAATCCTCTAGCGTAGAAATTGATGCCGGATTACTTAAAATGCTCCTGTATCTATCAATTTCAGCTTCAATATTTCCTATAACGCCGGAAGTAAAAGAACGTTGCTTATACATGTTATTGCGGTTAATGAAGGTCATTTACTGCTCCTCCCCATATTTCTAGGCTTGACCGCTGCTCCGCTTTTTGTAGCAACGTCCTTTCTAATTTTAGCAGCGCCTCCGCTAGCATACTTATTACAGCTTGTTTCTTTTTCTCTGGCTCTTTCTTGCATTTGACGCATTGCAAGCTCTCTTTTTTGTCTATCCATAAATGATCTCCTCTTGTGTTGGCGTGGATGAAATTTGCGACCGTAGCGCTTCTACTTGCGCCTTTAACTCAGCTTCTTTTGCTTTGTACTCCAGCTTTAGTAATTCAAGCTCATTCTTAGTACTCATTTCCTGTTCCTTAGTTAGCGTATCTATTACTTTTTCTTTCTCGTTTAATTCGAGTTTTAAAAGTTCAATTTGATATTTCTGTTCGGCAACTTGCTGTTGTTCAGTTGCTTTTAACTCGGCTAAATACTTCTCTTGTTCTAATTTTGCTTTATCGAGCTCGATACTTACTTGCGTTTTGTAGCCGTCAGCTTCAATATTTAAATGAGCTAGCCGTTCCTTTGACTCTACTTCCAGTCTTCGCTGCTCTATATCGGCAATCTGTACCTGCAAAGCCGGGTCTATAGGTTGCTCCTGTTGCTGCTCCGGCGGCGCTTCGGGGAGTAGTATCTTATCAATATCATTAATACCGAGTGCCTGATATACTTTTAAATATACCTCTCTCATGTTATGTAGCTCAGGATTGCTGCTAGCTAACTTTAAAATACTCTCTGCCTTGATTATTCGCTGCGTAGAAGATTCAACAGACGGATCGGATACGGGTATGACCTTTAAGCTTTCTTTATCTAAAGGTAGAGACGGCAAGTTGAACATTTTATAAAAGAGTTGTAGCTCCTCACTAAAACTACTATGGACTGTTCTCATTATTGCCGATTGCATCCGATTGGATACTTCAAGCAAGGCAATGGTAGTACCGACAGGTGTATTCTGATTATTTTCAGTAAGTCCCATCTCAGTTGCAGACGCTAGTTCCTGTGTCTGAGCAGTTATCCGGTTAATATATTCAAGTAAAGCAGGAGACGGCCCGTTATAAGGAAGCGGCATGATTGAATCCCGCAGCGACAAATTACCGGTTTCAACAGTTACGAATTGCCCGGGTAATATCGTTAAATCATTATTGGTAGTCTTTATTCCCTTGGACTTCATCCCTCCCGGGAAATTCTGAAAAATAGCTGCATCAATCGCCATTTGCTGCATAGAAGTTAAGCTCTTTGAATTAGAGCCAAGTATTTGAGCAAGTCCAAGTCCAAAAACATCAAACCCGGGGAATAAGTTATAATGAATAAAGCAGTTAATCCTTGTTTTGGTGGGGTCATCTTCATGCCAATTTGGTGCAAGTGATACGATCTGATTAGTAACACCGCATCTAGTAATAACATAAGGTAGAGGTATGCTGTAATCCTCAAGCGAAGAGCTATCATCAAAAAAATCATTTAAAACCAGATATTCGTGCGTTTCATAAAAAGGAAAACGGGAGCCGGTCGGATCAACCTGTTTTTGCTCATTTTTAGCCTTTTCTTCTTCGCCCTCGCTGCTGCCTAGGTTATCCAGGTAATCAAGATCAAGTTTGGAAAATATCCCGCTATTCATATTAAAGAGGATTTCTCTTTTTGAGAGATACCTAATATGGGTCAGACGATTTGATTCGGTAATACTTGAGCAGTTATTATCAAATAAAAAATCCTCAGGCATGATAAACCGGCTCAAGGGCTTACCTGTAATAGGGTCGTAGTAGATTTTACGGAATACACATCCGTAAAGAATCAGATATAACAAGAACCGATCGTAATCAGGATAAAAGCCTTTATCTTCTACTGTTAAATACTCGTTTAAAATATCCCTGACCATCTCGCCTTTTACGTCGTAATCTTCATTAGGAGTTAGACGATTTGATTCATTCTCATTAAGAGGGCGGTCAAAATATGAAGGTATTTTAAACCCTACAGGACCGGTAGCGGGTAATAACTCGGAGCGAAGCGTTGCCCAGAGCCTTAGCACGCTGCTTGAAAAAGTAGTATCATAAGTCTTAACCTGCGCGCTGTTGCCAATAGAAGAATTGGATTTACGGATGTTTGCAACATCTCCATCTTGTATTTCCTCAATTTTAAAGCCAAGTAAAGTTTTAGCCTTTTCAATTATATCAAGCCAAGGTGCGCGGTTTTTCTTATCTTTTTTTGTTACCTCTTCCAGGTAAGCAGCTATTTTATCCCTGACTGCTTCCGGTATATCATCCGCAAAATTACTATTAAACGGAGTAACACTCGGTGCTAATTCCTCCGCTTCGTTATCCATACGTGATAAGATTTGATCTTCTAAAGATAAAAGAGGATCATCCATTGCTTCGGGAAGCTCTACTTCTTCCGGTAAAATACCCATATCTTCTTCTAGTGGGATTTCTTCTATGTTGTTGTAATAGGTAGGTGTTAAATCTTCTGCAACCGATAAATCAGAAAAAGGCACTTCTTTTTTCTTGCGTTGCCGACTACTTACCTGCTCTTCAATAAGAGGTAATTCTTTACTTAAATTAATGTAGTTGGGCTCAAGGTTCTCACTTACCGACAAATCTGGGGTATCCTTTCTTGTTCTCTTCCTTCTTCTTGTCAAATTATTTAATTTTGCCTCTTTCAAGGCTCTACTTCCTACTGCCATTAGTATAATTTCTTAAATTTAGTAATGGTTTCATCTTCCTTAACATCGCTTGTATGGGTTAAAGCATCAAAGTCTCGGAGGTACAAAATTGCCTGTGTCATCGAGTCAACGAGGTCTTTTGACTCCCCGTTTGGAAAGGTTATCACTGTTTCCAGAAACTCTTCGGCCATAGGAGTTAGCCTTTCAGGGTTTTTCTCTTCAGTCGGCAAATAAATAAGCCCGCACTCAATAAACGGCGCTGCTCTCTGGACTCTTGCATTCTTATCGCCTTTTGGCAGATACCCTATAGCAGGAATCCCTCCAAGCCTTAGATCACGTATTAACGGATCGCCCGTTGCCTTTGCTTCTATTAAACAACAATCAACAGTTCTTTGAGCAGGCATTGGGTTTTTATGCTCGCCTATATCCTTATAATCTTTAGCAAGTCTTTGAGCCCTGCTCCGTAAGTCCGGATAGCCTACTCGATCACGCCAAGTAGAGAGCAGCATCATTCTAAATAGCTCATCCTCGGATTTTTCGCCCCAAACTCCCCAAGTAGTACAGGCAGAATATGCAGCGCTCGGCTCATCAGAGATTGCCGTATCCCAGCTTTGCAATATGTAATCAAATTTAGGCTTAATGGGACTGCCCCAGAGCTTAAACCATTTTTTCTTGATTATTCCGCCGCCAATTGGTGAAGGTCTTTGCTGGCATTGCCCTGCATATCCATAAGAGCCGAGTAACTTTTTTAATTCACTTACCTGCTTCTCGCCAAAACGTAAGTCATTAAGTACCTCTCCTTCTTTATTTCTTGGGTCTTCCCAAATAACCTGATCTATACCAAGGGGAACTGTTATACACTTGCGGCTTGGCTCAAACTCTAGCGGTAGCACTAACTCTACCCAGTCGCTGTCGCTGTCATTCTTTCTGATATAGCCGGTTAGATCGTTCTCATGTGTTCTTTGCTGGACAACTATTCGGCAGTCATTAGCCGGGTTATTTGAACGGGTAGACATTCTTTGCGTCCACCAGTTAATTACGTTCTCACGTTTTATTTCAGAGAGATCACCCGGGTCGTTAGGGTCATCAATGATAATAATTGAACCGCCTTTACCGACAGTTTTAGATACTACGCTTGTTGATTGCCTATATCCTGTTTTGGTATTCTGGAAAAAGCTTTTAACGTTCTGGTCTTTTAGAAGTGGGAATCTATAACCCCAATTATCCTGATACCAGTTGCTTTCGAGTAAAGCTCTGTTTTTCTGTGCATGCTCAAGACTTAAGGAATTAACGCAGGATACAGTTAAAAACCGCTCACTAGGGGTATGTATCCACACCCAGGCAGGAAAAGCTACCGATATCAAATTGGTTTTACCAGTTCGAGGCGGAACGTTAATAATCAGCTTCTTTATTTGCCGCGCGTAAACCGCTTCTAAATGCTCGGCTATTGCTCTTATATGCCAGCTATCAACATAAGGCATATTACCCTCAATATAAGGCCATGCCGCTTTAAAAAACTCATATAAAGAGCCTGTAGCTAGGTATCGTTCTCTTAAAGAGAAAAGCTTTGCTCTTTGATTTTCTATCTCTGCTAGGTGCATCAAACTTATTCAAGTATTATTTTTACTTAAATTAATTATAACACACCACTTTTTAATCTTGATTTTCTCGTGCTTTTTTGAGTTTTATGCTTCGACCATTTGTGCTATATCTAATAAAATTTTAATAATTTAAAACAGGAGAGACATCTTATGAAAAAAGTATCACTATTACTTAGCGTTTTACTTGCAAGCAGCACGGCATTAGCCAGCGATCCAGTGCCTGTAGTATCGGATTTAAATGTAAAACTTGGGGCTTTTGCTGTTTTTGAAAGCGGGTTTAGCAAGCAAGAGAAATTAAAAGGAGCAGAGAAGAATATATCAGCTAATAAAAAAGGCATGGCTTTTTTTAATAACTCAGCTTTTGTTGCTAACATATCAAATACTGCCAACGATATTACTTATGGAGCTAAAATTGTTTTAGTTCCTACGACAAAAAGAAAAGTAAACAATGATTATAATGGTTCTCATGTATTCTTAGAACATGAGTTTGGAAAAATTGAAGCAGGCTCACCAATCCCAGTTGCAAGAAACATGACTATAAATGATGGAGCTATACCTGCAAACTATATAAAAACAGGTATAGAGTATTTAAAACAAGGAACAAAGGCTAGTCCCTCTTTCTTAACTTCCGAGGAAACTATCCTTGGTGATTCTATAACTGCGGGCTTAGATTCAGCAACTTATAGCAGCGAGCCACCAAGAACAATAAATTATTATACACCTAAGTTTGATTTAACCGATTCCAGTAAAATCAGGTTTGGTATATCCTACACCCCTGATTCTGCTAATACAGGCATAGACAAGCCATCAGATAAATCAGACGGCATAGCAAAATATGCAATTGAAGAAACAACGCTAGACAGATTTGAAATTGATAAGTCTGTTAAGGATGCGCTAACCGGCGGGATAGTACTTGAACAGAAATTAACGGAAGAAGCAGAATTAAAACTAGCTCTAACCGGTGAATACGGCAAATCTGTCGGTAAAATTAAGAAATTTGCCGATAAAGATGATAAAAACCCACTGGAAGAGTATAAATTAAGTAACTTAAAAGCTTATAATATCGGCGGGGAATTAAAAATAGGTGATTTTAAGTATAATGCCTGTTACGGCTCTTTCGGTAAAAGTTTGACTTCTAAGGAATTACATAAAGCAGGTAATAAGTCTCATTATTACAATGCAGGTATTAGCTATACTTATAATACTGCTACGACAACTTATCTAGGATATTTTGCTTCTGATAAATTTAAAAATAAAGTCAATTCAGTAAAATTAGGTGTTAGCCACATACTTGCACCGGGGCTTAAACCTTATGCTGAAATACATGCCTATACTCTTAAAGGTAAGCCTGAATTTTATCCTAATTTAAAGGCAAGAAAGGTAAAAGGTACTGTAGCTCTAATTGGGGTTAAGTTGTCTATTTAATAAAAAAACAATCGAGGTAAAACAAAAATGAATAAGCAAGAATTTATAGACCATATCGCAAGTCAGCATAAATGTACCAAGGTAGAAGCAGAGAAGGCTATTGATATATTTACTTCTTCGGTAATTGATGCTTTGGGAGAGGGCAAGGAAATATCCCTTATTGGTTTCGGTAGTTTCTCTGTAAACAAAGTTGAAGCAAGAGAGGGGCGTAATCCAAGAACAGGTGATGCCTTAAAGATTGCTGCCTACAACCAACCAAAGTTTAAAGTAGGCTCAAAACTTAAGAGTGCAGTTAATAGAGAATAATCAATAGTTTAATATGAGCGAAGTTATAGAAGCAGGTAAGCTAAAACAAATCATCAGCAAAATAGAAACCATAGAAGAAGAACGCTTGATCAGTGCCGATCTTTTAAAAGATACGTACAATGAAGCCAAATCTATGGGGTTTGATGTTAAAATTATCAAGCACGTACTAAAACTTAGAAAAAAGGATAAGGATGCTCTCGCTGAAGAAGATAGCTTAATCCAGCTTTACAGGGATGCTTTGGAAATTTAACAATAAAAATCACGTTGACAGAGGGGGTAATTTTTTATACGCTCTCGAACATGATTTTTTCATAATTAATCATTATTTTTCCTGTAGACGTACCGACTTGTTAGTGAATTTTCTGGGTCGGTACGACTTTCTTATTCATCCTCTAAATCCTTATACTCTTCACCACAAATTCTTGCTTTAAGCTCTTCCTTAGCAAATCCTAACCTGTGATTTCCAGTCTTATGATCAACTAACTGATTCTTCCACTTCACATACCATTCGCCTATTTGGTAGCAAATAAAATCTACTTGCTGCTTTGTAAATTTTTTCATTTTTCCTCTGATTTGTTAAAATGCTCCCTTAAAATATAAAGCACCTGTGCTTTTCTTGTCCGCAAATCTTTTGCCGCTTCTTGATCTATTTTCTTAAGTAGCTCTTCATCTAATTCAACGTGGACAATAACTTTTTGTTCTTTGATCATTTTGCTGCCTCCTTATAGTACTTACTGATTATAAAGCCTATTTGTTCATCAAAAGACCTGTAATTATTTTTAGCGTCTTGTTCTATTTTGTTTTTAAATTCCGTTGGAATTTTATAGCTTGGCAAACCTAAAGTAAATCCTACACCAAAAACCACTACAGCAAGCAAAACTATACCGATAATTTCGTCATTATCCATCTATTACCTCCCAATCGTTAGCTAGAATATCATTTAAATCAAACTCAAAACGATTAGTTGCAATAGCATCTTTACCTCTACTACATACAAGTAAATCATTTTTTAAGTATATATCGTCCCAGTCCTTACGCATTATCTTTTTACCATCCTTAAGCTTGCTTGCCGCTTCAATTATGTTCATTCTAGTATTTATTTTCTTATTTTAAAAATAACTGCACTTTGATCGCCCGTTCTACTGCCAGCATATCTTTACTAGAAATTTGACCAATTCTTTTGCCTAATCTCTCTATGCTTACTGTAGCTATTTGATGAGTTAAAGCCTTACTTACGTTACTATTAAGGTAAACTATAGCCTCGGATGAATAACATTGCGTGCTATTACTAGTTAAAGGAATTACTTGGACACGTTTTAATACTTTGTTTGAATTATCATTACTTATAATAACAGCAGGCCTAGTTTTGTTAATTTCTTCTCCAATAGAACTATTAAAACTTACCCAGTATACTTCACCTCTCTTCGTATGCATCTCCGACTACCCCTTCAATCCATTCGTAAGCTTCTTTTTCTCTTTCCTCATCTTTAGCCATTTCCATATATTCTTGCTCTAATTCTTTATTAAGAACATATGGTTTAACTAAATTCTCTATAAACTGGCTAATCTTTCCTCTTCCTATTATTGAATGTAATTCATGATATACATTTTCATCTAAAGTAATTGTTAATTTCTTGTGCATAATAAACCCCTTAATACATATAATTATACGTATTATTTTACATGAGTCAATTTTATTTTTATTGAATTTTAAAAACTGCAAGAAAAGATAAAGTGGTAGGATAAAACTAGCATAGATAATTGGAATCAGTTATTAGATACTTTTAGGTTTATAAAGAGGCAGTTTTTAAAGTATCCAGAAAACGGCCGTTTTTCTTATACTTCGGGCATAAAAAAAAGACAGAGTGTTAATCTGTCTCTTTTCTAGTTTAAATGTTGTAGATAGCAAATGTTATATACTTTATCAAATCTTAATTGTCAACTAAATTCTACCAATCATAAGGGTTCTTAAGCTCACGCAAAGCTCTTTTCTCTTTCTTCCTAGCCAACATTTCGTAAAACTTCTTAACAGGGTCTTCTGCTTCTTCTGAATTTAAATCCTGAACAGGTATTGTCTCTTTGTATTTTTTTACACGCATTTTTGTGTATCCTCTTCTCCTCGAAGGATCATAAGTTAAGTTATGCTCTTTTATATATTTGTTAAGCGCTTCCATATACCACCCAAGTCTTTCAACAATTGATGACTTGGATTCACCGCTATTTAAAAATTCTTGTATTGCTTCGGGGGTATACCTTTGCAGAATTGCAGAGCTTTTAGAGTTATTTTCTTTACTCATTCTTAGTTGTATTTTTTTGTGCTTTTTCCTTATCAACTAATGATATTATTTCTAAACGTGAAAGTCTATCGTGTAAAAGATCGGTAACTCTTGTCAATTTATTTATTCTTTGATCCATATTCTTTATAATATCAAACAAATTTTTCATCGCATATAATGCAAAAAATAAACACCCTACAATCCCCGCAATTATTAGATTTAAGAGCATAACCTGTAACCTCTCTGTCTTCTTCTCTTTTTATTTGATACAGGTAATTTACCACGAACTAAATTGTCTCTTGCTATAAAATAATCATATTCATTAGTTACTACCCAATCATCATTTAAACTCTCTGCATCTGACAAAAGACTATAATTTTGATAAATGGCCTCCTCTGTTTTATCAAAACTTAATCTCCTTAAGCGATCAGTTCTTTTATTTTTATAAATACAATAATTTTTACTTTCTCTCTTAATAACGGCATCCTTTTCGTATACCATTTTTATTGCTTCTACGAAGTCCATTATTTCTCCATATAGGCCCGTAAAGACTTATGCACCAGTTCACTAAGAGTGATATCATTCTCTAGTGCATAACGCTTTATTTCCTTGTGAAAGCTCTTGTCAACTTTGACTACTAAATTAGCATCTTTATTATCTTCTAATTGTTTAAGTGCTTTCTCTTTATTTATTGATGGACGACCGGTTTTTAGTGAACTCATAATATCTCTTTAATCTCATTTACTATATTTGTAATCTCATATATCGCATCATTGTTAGTAGTGTCAAAAACAGATTGCCCCTCTGCTGCTGACTTGGCATACGCAATTCTTTGGGATGTATAGCTTTTCATTATCGGCATGGAATATCCTTTTAAAGCTTCGGTTACTTCGCTACTTAAAGAAGTTGTTGATATTCTTCTACTAATACAGAAATAAGCTTTTGGATTTCCATCAGTAATTTGTTGTCTATGTTTTATCACGTCTACCAGCTCTTCAGATGCCCATATATCGTATGGTGATGGTTGGACAGGTATAATGATTAAATCAGAACATTTTATAGCAGATACTGCCATATTGGTTAATTGCGGTGCGCCGTCAATGATAACCCAATCAAAATCATTGGCTATTTTCTTTACATCTCTTTCAAGAGTTGGTCTATCCATTCCTATAACAGCTATTTCACTATTACCTACTGCATGCCAATCCCTAGCAGAGCCTTGAGGGTCTGAATCAACAAGTAATACTCTTGAACCATTTAAGTGAAGTTTACTTGCTATATTTGTTGCAAGCGTAGTTTTACCCACACCGCCTTTTTGATTTAGTATGGAAACTATTTTCATATATATCTTTATAACTTTAGTTAAAGGTATATATATCATATTACTTTAATATGTAAAGGTATTTTTATTTATTAAAACTAAGATATCGGTTT